GATAGGCGAATAGTAGCACTGTACGAATTCTATTTCTTTTACGGGTACTTTTACATATTGGGTAATATACTCTTTGTCTGTTTTGATTTTTACTTTTTCCTCTACGCGAACCGGATGATATTTATTGTGTATGTAAAAGTATGTCCCGAATCCGCAACTATAAAAGCATATCGCAGACAATACTATTACTACAATCCTTCCGGCCCACTCATTTAATTTCTGTAACATTTGGCCTCTCTGCAAAACTCTGTGTGGCCTTACCTATAAAAGCAGGTGTAAGAATACTTGCTATAAGTGCTGCACACTCTGCCATTTTCCTGTCAAATACCATGCACAAAATAATTGTAGCGCACGCTGTTAATGTGCACAACAATTGACACACTCTCATCATCGATACGTCCTGTGAGCTGCTAAACATTGCCTTGAACATTTCAGTACCTCCCTAAAACCAAGATTTGTTAATTATAAATAAACTAAACTTACAGCCGTGATTATTCTTGTATCTCTCGCTAGTTTTTACTATTTGCATAAATTCGTTGAAGTCGTTCCCGTTTTTAAACACCACGCATCCGGCAGAGTAATTGGCTATTGTCGAGGCGTCGCCGTATGGAGCCGACCTGTGTATGTTGATGCCGAACCACCCGCTTTGAATAGGCTCGCTAGATTCCTCAAAATCTTGATTAGTATCTCTCCATATCGTTACCGGCGCGCCGGTTTGGATCAATGCTTCGTGGGCAAATCCAGTGCCGGGGCAATGTACTCCAACCTGCCAAGCGTCTCTGTGAAATCCATCAATCAAGTGAGCAGCTCCCCTAACTCCGCCGTATGTTATAGGCGCAACCTTTGTGTAATATATTCCAGGATCAGTGGTTCCTTTGTAAATCTTGTATATGTCTCCGCACACGACACCGATAAAATCGTTAAATTCATCGCTATTAGGATTTTCATTGACCCTTATGCCAAAGATGTTAATGTCTTGCCACTCTCCACCAAAGCCGTCGTACATGCCCTTAATGTCTTCAGCGTTCATGCTTTCCATCTTTAACCTCTCGTATATCGCTTTTTAAATCATTAATTTGCTCTACTAAATGTACCAATTCTGAGCGTACTAAAATTGAGTTTACGCATTTTTCACATTGCTTGTCAAGCTTAAGGTCAATACGCTCAATATGTTTTTCAAATTTTTCATCAAGATCATCAATTTTTTTCTCGACATCTTGCAGAATTTTTTTGAAAATCCAGGCTAATAAAATCGAAATAGTACTAATGAGAGCACTGATAACAGCAAAAATAATTGTAGTGTTATTAATATGTTGAGACGAGTCTGCCACATTTTTCACCTCTTTTATAATTCTATTTCTGCCACCCATTGATAGTAATATTCGTTCGTAGCCGTTAGCGAATTATTGCCATACGCATAAAATGATCCAACCCCAGTTTTAGCTGTATCACTTAAACTATTGACATCTCCGCCAGAATAACTAAGCTTTCCGACGGTACCGGTAACTGGAGAATATGTATATATCGTTGGTTTAGATATTTTGGTTACTTTTAAAGAAACGTGACTGACATATCCGACATAGGCATTGTATGCAATAAAAGAAACGCACCCGCTGTAATCCGCCGCACCAGGGAATACTCCTATAGCATAACTTTTTTCATAAAATCGTTGGCACTTAATGAGTTCTTCAGGAAAGCTTCTTGTGGGAAAGCCAAGCAAGACTTGTCCTTCATTCAGGCATACTCTTGTTATATAAAATTCGTCTCCCGCCGTTATCGTAGTGTCGTCAGTCCAAAAAACCAGAGCAATGTTTGTTTTTGTTGACGTGGTTATTTTTGATGCAAGCAACGTGTATTCAGTCCACACGGTCGATATTACTTGCGCCTGTCCTCCCTCACTAGTCCAGTTGGCCGCAAATGTCGCTGGAAGTCCTGCCATTGCTGGCCATGTTCCTATAACATCGCTTGTAACGGCGTCGGCGGTGCTTAGCCACGAAACGACACTCACATATAGCTTTGATATTGCTTTACCTGTTGTACTTTTTGCCCAATAGCTAACAGATACATAGCCACCGATTAACTTGCTTGAATCTATGTTTTCTATGATCTGTACGATCCCGCCGCGTTTATTAGCCGTTACATTAACACATTGTAGGCTATAACTAGATCCAGTAGGCGCGTCAGTTGACCTATAAAAATTCCATGCATTATTTGCTTCCTGTAGGTTGTTCCATCTATCGGCTATGTAGGTGTCGTCAGATGGCGTGCTGAATGTTGTGTTTCTTTGCCATACATCAAAATTCCCGTTAATTATTGCTTGTCTGTAAACGCCCTCACTATTAACTTTTTTGATATTTTCGGAAAGTTGATTAACGTCAGCAGCACTATTGGGATCGCTTGTGGTTCTTGTGGGTAAATCTGAAAATGACATGTTAAACCTCTCCTTTCTTTAGCTTACCGTCGGCATCTAAAACACCGTCTTTTATAAGCTCTTTGATTGCCATATTTTTTATTTTGGCATTAACATATCTATTGATTATGCGTTCATCGGACTCTACGTATTCAACCGTCCTTAGCTTTTCTAAATATGCAGCGTTCGGCTCCTTTAACAGGCTAACTGTTACAGCGCCGTTTGTTGTTACTTTTGATTTTCCCATTCCGTTGATAATTGTTTTAGCCACTTTTAGCCCTCCATATTTGTATGCTTGTACCATATACAAAACGTCCCGCGAATGTAGACCCTGTCGGTATGTAATTGTAAAAGTATAATTGTGTAACATTTGACTGATACGGTTCTGACGAGTACGCCTCTATTCTTTTTCGGCCAAGCCATGTCGCGTTTTGCATTCCCTCTTGTGAGTTTAAATGCGCCACAATTGTTTTGTCGGAATTAAACGACACCATGCAGTCGGCGCGGCAAGAGGTTTGAGAGAATATGCTTGTAAGTGCAATTTCGGTGAAAGCTGAATATCTATTTATAGAGGTCGTTGAATCGTTAATTGAAATAGATTGAGACTGCCAGCTAGGCGTAGTATTTGTTTGATACGTATTAAACCTTAATTGAACTACACTGCTACAAGTATTAACCTTAAAATGGCCTTGTATTAAATATGTTTTATCATTTTCAAAATCTAGGCCTCCAACTTCTATGCTATACGTTGAGGTTGTTATTTCTACCGCCGACACCAGCTCCCAGCGTTTATAATTATTGATATTACTAAAATATACTTTATCAACATGAACGCTGTCCCATAGTGCCGACGTGCTGCCAAGGTCGTATATTCCTGTAGTTGGCACAACGCTTAATGTGCCCTGTGGCAACATATTAAATAGTCCTGTCCTTAAAAAACATGAATTAAATTCTTGTGCTTTAATATATGTGTTTTTCTGAAATGTTTTTAAATCATAAAACGTATCATTTATATTTAAATAATCTGTCGAACTCCATTTGTTAGCATAAAATAAAAATTCTATGTTTACGTAGTTACCCACCATGGTGCAGCAATTTGTATTTATTGCGCTTTTAAACCCTGAGTACGCGCTCCAGTCAAAAGCACTTGAAGACAATTTAGTGGCCGTGCGAGTACGGTACATTATTCCGTTTGACCCTAATTCGCTATACGAGTCCCAGTATACCTTAACCGGTATGTTTTCCGCGTACTGATCTAATATTCTCCATTGCTCAAATAATCCATATCCGTAAAAACCAATTCCAAAATTAATCACAGCGAATGGCGCATAGGTGCTGTCGTCGTATGTGCCGGTAGTTGTAGTGTCTGAATACATTGTCACAATGCCGGTATAATCCGACGAAACGAATAGTGCGCCAGTATTTTTTTGTAGCGTTATGTTGAACGATGGTGGATATGTGAAGGTTGTAGTTGGAGTGTTTACGCGCGGCCCCTTAACATTTATGGCCGTGGCTGTACATCCAATTGTTAAAGCACGACTATATAGTCCAACGTCTATTACACTTGGGTACATTTATATCCACGTCCCCTGTTTTATCCAAAGCTGTACAAACGTACCTGCTTGCATGTTGATGCCGGATATTATTAGTGCCCCTATCGTATACGATCCGGCTACACTCCTACACCCGCCGATTTGCTCAATGTTTCTAACAAAACCATTATTCATGGAATTTATATTTGTAATATTAAATATCTTTTCCGTATACGCTAAATTCATTCGACAGATTGAATATGTACAGCACGCCGCCGTGGTATCGTCATTAAGCGTATACCCTAGGGGAATATATGTTGCGCCTGAGGTTCTTGTATAAAACGCTCCGGTATTGCTCCATATACATAATTGATATGTATAGTTTGTAGATATCGTTGTCGTCGGAGTCGTATTCTCTAACTGCATATAATACACAGTATCAGTGTCGGCTGGCCCATTAAAATAACACACCAACATGTATTCTTTTTGTGTATTAGAGTTTAGGCCAGATATTTTAATACTGCTTGCCGTTGTCGTAAGAACGGTTTCGCTCACCATCTGAAACGAAGTGCACGATGGAGATAGTTGTATCCCGCCATATACATTTAGTGTATTGCAATACAACTTGTTCCACTTATAAGTGGCCGAGCCAAGATTGTAAAGAGAGGTCGTTGGAGCCAATGCTTCAGTGTCCATAGGCAACCTTGACCCACTTGCAACATGCTGAAAATTCTCGTTAACATCGCTCGCGTCGGCTGTAGTGCTGTTTTGTAAAATGTGGTATGTCATATCGCCCTCAATTTAACCTGACTATAGAAATTATCGATATTATGTTGTAGTTCTATTATGCTAAAATCTTGATTGTCTATATTAATATTGTATCCCGACCTCGAACCAAATATACCAGACCCCCAGTCGAAATAGTTCCACAGGTACCCGCCGGAATAAATCTGTGTTATGTAGCTCATAGTAACGTGGTTCATAACCATAAGCTGTGGCACGAATTTAGTTTTAATCGTTACCTCTTTTTTGCTCTGGTTAAAATCGTTATACATTGCGTTTGCTACGGTTAGTGCGGTGTCGGTGTCCTGTAGAAACATATTTTCATATGAATACTCTCGTACTCCAAATTTAAACGATGAACTAGAGTCGCCCCAAGTCCAATTCTCGTTTAAAATATAGTATGAAGTCTGGGTGTCTTCACTGGCAAATTTTACTTTTATCCTGTTGTAAACCTTTCGTATGTTTTCATCAACTTTTATTTGATCTAGAATATTGTGTCCGTATGTTTTGTCAGAATCTCCTAGGCCGCCAAAATGGAATACAGACGTGCTGGAAATATTGTCTTTATCTTTGAAATTAAACGAACCGTCACGATCAACATACACCACACGATTTTCAGGTACTGCGAGCTTTTTCATTAACTCCCAGCAACTCGCATTGTTTAAGGCCGTGGTTGTTGCTATGTCATAAAATCCTGTGGTTGTGTCAATGTTCCATGTTGTAAAATATTTTTGAAATATCGCTACCGAGTTAGCGTCAACGTGATTTTTAATGTTAAACACCATGTCGCTGGCAGTCATTGTTGAGCCAAGGCCGGTTATCTGGTCGCTGGGAAATTCTTCAAATATTGATGATATGTGCTTTGTAGCAAAAGATATTTTGGCATCCTGTGTGTAAACCATATCTTCAGATAGCAGTCCTAAATACAAGGTTGTGTTCGTGGGATACTCTGTTCCATCGCTTGCCTCATACCCGGCTTCTATTTTTACCAGTGATCTGAATCGTGTTAAATATCCGTAGAAAAAAGACTTATCGTCTGATTCATCACCAAAATATCCATCAGAATTTTGTACAGTAAATGTTACGCCGTTAAATTTAAAATAGTACGGGATAATATCATCAATGCTAAAAGTAATATTCCCATATGTTAGTATGTATTTTGGGTCAATAAGCTGCCAGTCGGTTTCGTACTCTCCCGACTGTTCGCGCCTTTTAATATATAGCCGACGAAAAACCTTTGCGCTATTTTTTTTTATTTCAGAGATTATACTCACTTCGGAGTCTCCCTAAGTTTTATTGTTCCTTCGTAGCCGTTGAGTATTGTGTTGTCCCAGTACTGTAAAAAATCAAAGTCTCCAATCCAATTGCATTCGTAAATTCCGCCATTGACGGTTAAAGACTTTGTATCGCTTGATGCTGCCGTATAGATGTATCTTGTAATGCCAGGTATAAAAACAAAAGGCTCATGTAGATCATACATATATTTTAAAATACCCCAGTCAATGGAGCTGACATTTTCCATTTTTATGTCAGCAGTAAAGTTGTCTTGCAGGAAATATATTGCTGTCCCGCCGTCACTACAAACGTGTTCAAAAGATTTTCTGTCATATTTAGCCTTGTAGTTTTTGGCTGACGGATTCGACTCAAGCTCATAAACTTTATCTAAAATCCATACCTCTCCAATACTTTTTGTAGAGCCATAGCCTTTTGTAATCATTATGTGTAGCGAGCTTACGGCGATGGACGTGGCGTTAAATTGTAGGATTCCGTCCTGAAAATACGTCCAGTCACTAACAGTAGTCCCACCTTCAAAAATAGAAAATAAATTAGCAGTATTAGAATTGTAATATATCTTCATTATTTCAGCAGAAATCCCAGTCCCAAAAATTATGTTGTTTACTTGTCTCGGGGTATCGAATGTAATAACTAGTTCGCTTGCTGAACCTGACGGCTCTGTAAATGTTACATATTTATCATTTTTTCTATCAAAAAGATACTTGGCCGACGCGGAGTCAGATGATAAATATATCATGCTCGTAGTGTTTAGTATGTTTTTGCTATAAAACGAAAAATTATTATAATAATAATCTAATGCCATTTAAAACCCCATGGAGGATGCGAATACTGATCCTCTGTCCTGTTTTAATTTATAAAGCTCTTTGTCAATTTCCTGTACTAATTTTTTGGGAAGATCTTCTGTAGCGTAGAGGTTTGTTATGTATAGGTTTACCCCACCACCCCCTGTCATTTTTCCCATGACCTCTGGATTTTCAAACGGTACTATTAATTCTGATCGATTGTTTTCACCTACGGTCAAAGTGCTTCCCTGTTGAGAGCCTTTTACAAGAGCACCAGTCGCTGCTTTTCTAGGACTGCTTGACGCGATTTTCGAAACATTTGCGAGACCAAGTGCTACGCAAGAGGCCGCCGCCGCGAGACCTAGAACGTATCCTACATAAGGTATTCCGGCAAGAGAACTAAATGCCGCATTGGCAGCTTTATATGTATCGATTGTAGCCATAACAATGGCAAACCCTTTATATAGAGCGAACTGCTCTTTGTTGCTCTGGTCAAGATTTGATAGCATGAAAGAGGTCCATTCCATAAACTGCTGAGTGCGTATTTTTAGGTTGTCCTGTACAAGAGTGGTCAAGTTTTTTTGTAGTGCGGTTTCTGCTGACTGTTCTTTTTTTCTTCTATCATCAGCAAGCTTGAGAAGCTTCTCTTCATGCTGTGCTTTTATCATTTCTACAGTAATATTATTTTGTTTTAGCCACTCCGTGTGAGTTAATGCAAATTGCATTTTTTGTGCATACGCATTGTTTTCAGTTGCCACCGCCGCGTCATAATCTTCTTTTTGTATGTCTTTCAAACCTTGCATTATTGCCTTCTGTCCGTCAGCTGCGGTAGTGGCGTCTTGTAGTTTCGCTTGAGTGCGGACTTGCGACTCTTGTACTGCTGTTGTCGTATAGTCTGCCTCAAATTGTTTTAAAGAATCGGAAACGGCTTGTATTTTTTTTGTTTGATTAGCGAATTCATTCATTTTATCAACATTATCTTGCATCCCTTTTCCGCTTTTCATAGCGGAGTCATACAATTCCTTAAATGTTGCGTCGCCATTATTTTTTAATTCTTTCATTGCATCCGCAAATTGTTTGGTACCTTGCTGTGCTCCGGTTGTTGCTGTTACATAATCTTTAAGTTGCTTCGTGGCTTCGTTTGTTGCTTCAGCCGACTGGTTTACTTGATCGGCCATCATAAGCGATTTCAACATGTTGTTGCCTTCGCTTATAAGTGCGAAAAAACCAGCAAAACCCGACGCGAGAAATCCAAGACCTTCTCCCATTTTTGTCATCATTTTCATAAGCGATCCGCCATCTTTTGACGCACCAATAAAAGCCTCGCCTAAGACCTTTAATCCAGGCAACATTTGCTCACCCATTGCCGAAAGAAGTACGCCTATCGCATCTTTAGCATTGCTCATAATTCCTAAAAACGTGTGACTTTGTTTTTCCATCATGCCAGCAAATTGACCGTTTCCAGTTGTTAGGCTGGTTAAGGCTTTGTCGAGTGCAGAAAATCCCACTTTCCCGTCTTCAATCATCTTGGACATCTGGCCAGTTGTTACGCCGTAGTTCTGGGCTAACTGGCCAAGTATTGGCACACCAGCCTCTAGGAATCTATTTAGCTCCTCAAAAGTTACCTTTCCCTTAGTTGCACTTTTACCGTAAGCGTCGCTTATGCGCTCAAATACTTCTTGATTTCCCATTGCAGCGTCACCAAGTCTACGCAATGTTGGGATCATGCTCTCGGCAGATATTCCAAAGCCCAGTAGTTTTTTCGAGGCTTCTACTATACCAGGAAGCTCGAATGGAGTTTCAAGTCCGAACTGTTTTAAATCGCTCATCATCTTTTGAGCTTTTTCGGCTGATCCAAGAAGAACAGTGAAAGCCACAGTATTTTTTTCAATTTCTCCGGCATTCATGGCGGCTGACTTTGCAAGATCAATAAACATGGCAGCAATACCAAGTTTTGCAATAGCACCGAAAGCACTACCAAGGCCAGTAGCTTTTTTGGACGCATCCTCGCTACCCTTACTTGTATTAGCCAGTCCGGCATTAAGCTTGTTAATGTCATTGATGGCTTGGTCTGCGGCCGCCTTTATTATAATCTTTATTTCTTCGTTACTGCTTGCCATAGTCTACCCTCGTCTTGCTTTCGCCCTTTCCTTTTCTTCCTTTTCTACAACTTCGTTCTTATACTCAATAAGCCCTATAAAAAAATCCCATGAAAGATTTAATACCTCCGATGGGGAAATGCTATAAAACCTAGAGCATTCTGCCACTGACTGTATTGCATCTATGCTAACTATTTTTACATGGCGACGAGGATCACGTCGCCTTGCGTCTTTTTTAATTCTGGCTTCTCCTCTTCGTCTGCATTTTCATCGTTGCCATGTATATAATTAACCAATGCAGCGTATTGTTTTGTGGTCAAATCTTGTAGCTGTTCGTATACCCAGTTAGGATTTACGTCCTTATTTTTTAATACAAGAATGTCTCTAATAACCTCATACGATACATTGATTTTGTCGATATTTCCATAATCCTCTGCGATATCCTGAGAGGCCCGAATAAGCCTAAACATTATTTTTACTGGGATTTCTCCAGGTATAATAAGTTTCTTGCCACCAAGGTTTAGCGACTTGTCGTCACCAATGATTTTCTCCAAGTTTAGATATTTCATTCAGTATATTCTCCTTTAAATTTTATGCGTATGCAGCGGTGCCGTTTATTACTTCCATTTTTACAGCACTACCCAAAGCAGAGTCATAAAGCACGTCACATTCCATTTCCAACATAATTGGATCTGGTCCCCCAACTGTCGGCATATTAGATTTAAAATAACACCTAGGTAGTGTAATGTCAAGCTGATGTGGAAGGCTGGAGCTTGCTATAGTCGGCCCCGTAATAGATATTTTAATGGCGGTAATTGTTTCGGCTAGAAATCTATTATAAGCCGTTATCGTATCAAATATCTGTGTAAATTTTAGCTTTGTTTCACGTCTTTTCGGTGGCAAACACACTACGTTTCGCGATCCCAACACCCTTTGCTCACCATCTAGGTTATTGTTGATGGTCAGCTCAAAGCTCTTAAAATATTCTGTAGCCAGTGATGTCGTGGTTGCTCCGGTTTGTACGGTTACGCCAACAAAAGTACATGGGTTAACATCTGTAACGCTAATCGCTGGTATTGTGCTTGTTATACTACATGTTTGCCCGATCAATTCAGAACTAAAAACTACAGGACCGCCGGATTCCGCTTTAAAAGATAAAGTGTTAGCCCTCATGCCCGCGTAACACCATACATGCGTACTACCTTTACGCACCTGAAAACTAAGCGACTTCATGTCCGATCCGGTTGAAGTTGGCTTATTGTTTTCCATGTCTCCAGAATAAAGAGTATGCGTGTAGCTAACTCCCGCGCTTGTAACTACGCTTGAACATGTCCCGCCCATGCCCTGTTTAAGTATATTGATGATACCGTCACTTGCAAGATTAAGCTCAGCCTCAATTGATCCTGAAATATTCTCGTTAAATGTTACTCGCTTTTTGGGATCGCGTGAAGCATTGATTGATTCAAGAGTTTTAGAATCGCGCTCTTGTTTAAAGCCTTCACTGTTAAATTCTATAAAAGTCGTGGCCGTTACAAAAGTACCGAAAGTAGTTTCCTTTGCAACGCCAACCGCACTGTCGAATCCAAAAAATGGGGTATTGTTTCCTATAGTCATTTTATTTCTCCTCTATAATTTCCCATGTTGGGTTATTACCGTTTTTTTGTCGCAGCAAATGTTTTGCCTCTGTTTCAGTAACTATCAATATATTCTCATCGGGATTTTCCTTAGGCAATGATACTCCCGCGTAATTTTTTAGATTTGTCACGTATATTACCCTTTTATCTATATACCTGAGTTTAGCCATGTGTTAACCTCATGTGGTACGTAGTCCAATTTAATACCTATGACATTATGGCTTTCAAGAGCTTGCTGTAAGGCCTGAGCGCCATCCTGTGCAGTCAAAGATATTGTTTCTATACGTGAATTTAGTATCTTAAGTTTTTCATCGTCGGTTAATTTTCTAAATTTAAGATTCTTTATTTTCTTTTCTAGGTTAGCCGGATGGACTCCAGACACTCCGCATCCTGAGCAGTTATGCAGCTTAATTCCTTTTGATTTAACCATCGTGCTATTAAAATCATCCAACCACTTGCTGCTAAATATTAAGTTTTGCGATGAGTAACAAATATTTCCGCTATAATCTATAAGCTGTGCATGTTTCATCCAATATCTTTTATCGTTATCCTCGAATGCGTAGTAATGAGTATCTATTCCAAATCCAAAGTCATACCCTAGCATAAGGTACTCGTCATATCCTAGTATTTGTGTACTAAACACAATAACGCTATTCCCGACGTTACTTGATGCCGGTATCATTTCTACACATCCAGACATGGGTGAATATATCGCCTCGCTTCCGATGTTATCTTTATTTACATAAAAAACAACTTTACCCTTCCAGTTGTGCGACCATTTAGGGTTGGCCTGAACATTAGAAATGAGAACCATGTCTTCTGTCTGGCCTATATATTTTTCACAGTACTTTTCGTAGGACACTCCGGCGTCGGCAAGAAATACATATTTAGGGTGTAGCCCATGTTCGATAAGTATTGGAAGTGCTTTATCTACGCAAGCAATATCAAGCGCGTCAGTTTTGTATTTTTTAACAATATCAATTTTTGTTTCTAGGCTTGCACCACAAGCAACACATAAAAGTTTTTTGCCAAAGCCTAGGTTTAATAAATGTTTTTGGCTTGTTTTAATCTTTTTTAATAACTCGCCATTGGCCTTGGTATTCTCATCCCAAATCGTTTTCCAATGCTCGAACGCCCTAACAGACTGATCGTGTACTTCTTTTTCAGTAAGCATAAAACCTCTAACTACTAAATTTTTTAACTTCCAGAGAAATCCTCGCAGCACTATTATATGTGGACTCTCCTACCTGTTCTACGTCATAGTCTGTATTAGTTACAAGGCACATGTCAACCGTATTTGATAATGTAATCTTGTTTCTGAACAGACTTTCAATATTTTGTGCTAAAGTAATCATTTCCTTGTCACTGAGTAGCCGGCCATCGAATTGCCCAAAGCCATACTGGCATACGGCAACTATGTCAAATTGCATAGTGATGTTACGCTTATTGGAGCCGCCGCCCATTACAAAATGCTCTTCTTTTTTGTTTTTAGTCTCAACGTATATTGCGGGGTAATTGATATTAAGTTGTGGGCTTTTTGCATAGTCTCCAATTATTTCTTTTACACGTTCTGTTAGCCCGCTACTTATATCGTAACTAGATGTGGTAGTATTGTTCTCGGTTAAGAGATTAACTATATACCCGCGTATTGCATATACATCTATAGCCATGTTAACCGTTCACCAAAAAGTTTTTTAACATTAAAATAATATTCCTTATTGTTGTTGCGTCTAACCACATAAATCTTCTCTCTGGTACGCCTATACCGAATTCGTGAAACTTTGCATACTCAACATTAGTATAAACGTGGGCTTCATTTGTTTTAGTACGTCCGAGTATCGATAGTCGTAATCTTCCAGTGTCTTGTAATATTTTCCCTTTTCCGCCCTTTTTGTGTTTTGCCCTACTTGCGCTTAATGGCTTCCATGGTCCAGTGTCTCCCATTTCTTTTTCAAAATGCTGCAATACGTTTTTTCGTCCTTTCTGTGCGATAACCTCCAACATTGTTGTAGGATTTTGACAGCGTTTCGCCATCGCCTCAAAGTCTTCTTGGACTTGTGTTAGTCCAACTGTGCGGATAGATATCATCGTTTGTCACTCACCCTGTCTTTTCTCACAACGTCAAAGTCCCAATCCAGGGAGTCGTCAACCTCAAAAAATGTTGCCTCATCGTATGTAGTACTATCAACATTTGACTCTTCGCCTAGATCAATGCCATCCACCAGTGATCCGGTGCTATCAATCAAGTCAATGTTGCCGTCCATAATGTCCTTGAGGGTAAGCATAGCATCGGTTTTTAGTTCTGCTAGCGAGTCTAGTCTATTGAAATTGTCCTGTTGAAAAAACGACCTTGCCGTATAGTAACTTACAATATCCTCGCAAATACTTACAAGCAACGGTATCGTGCTACTAAACGGCAAGCTATATCGTTTTGAAATATAGCCATTTATAACAGCACTCGCTCTATCAATGTGTTTCGAAATTACAGCAGCAGCCGTCGAGTAACCGGTCGCCGTCGTAGTTTGTGGTAATTTCGGAAGGATAGTTTGAATGCTCGTTATAGTGGCGTATCCCATAATTTACTTTTTGCCCTTATAAATCTCTTTAAGTCTACGTTTAACAACACCGTTTTTAAATTTAGTCACAGTAAAAACCTTAGTTTTTTTACCTATGAATATTTTTTCTTCGGATTGCGAAACAATAGAATCTTTCGAGTATTGTTTCTCGTTTTCTTGCGAGAGATTTTCGTTCGAATTAACTTTAACTTGATCCATTTTTTACCTCAATCAGTATTATACTAAATTATGCTAATGCTACAGTTTTGAAAAAATAACCGCACAATGTCGCTACCGCTACCGGCTTGAACATTGTAGATACTTCAATTACATCACCTGAAAGCTTTTCTTCACGCCATTTTTTAACCTTATAAGGATTTCCAGAGTCTGACATCCTAAGATTAAAGCCAGCGGTGACTTTTTTAAGTCCAGTTGCGCTTGGATCGAAATATGCAAGCAGTGCATCAGGGCCCCATATCGACGTGAGAGACTCTGTGCCACCTTCCATGCCTGCATCATAAACTCCTAAGCCTACATAAACATTCTGAACATCAAAAATACTTGCAAGCAATTGTTCTGTAATAATCGCTTTTTCTACGTACTGAATACGAGAGTATACGTTTGTATTTTCTTTAAGTGCTGCAAACCCTTCAAAATTCAAAATAAGAGTATTGGGTCTTTTCCCTGATTGTTTAATTACAAGACCAGTAGCGCTCAAAACATTCTGAATTGGTGCGCTGGTAGTGGTGTTGTACTTCCACGCGGTCGCGGTTGTGAGAGTGGTATTGTTAGACCATGTACCTGTTGTAAACAGCAGGTCTGCAAAGTCTTTTTCTTGACGCATGAGAATTTTGTCTGTCAAAAATTCCGTGGCGTCAATGTCCATGTTAATTGGAGAGTCCGCGTTTTTTCGATCGCGGTCTGTAACAACATCGCTTATTGCATGTTCGTCGAGACTGTAAGAAGTTGTCGATACGCCCCACGTAATTTGTTTTGATGCCGATTTGTTAGCTCTAAGTGTCTCGGCCATACGCATATCTTTTGCATATATATAATATACATCAGATTCTTTCGCCACTGGGATGTCCTTCATAATCATCGATCCAATAAATTCGTTGTTCCTGTATTGAATTGATACATTAGTCAAAGCTTTATTAATATGTAAATTTCCACCGTATGCCATAATATAAACCTCCTTAAGATTTAATCCCGTATTTTTGAGGATTGACGTAAATAGTTACTGCTCCGGCTGTGGCTGGTGTATCCATTGCCATTCCTATAAGATATTGCAAGCTGGTGTTTGTGATAAACAAAGTCACCGTCCCGCCCGCTGCTGGCGTGAGCATGTCGCCCGCTGAACATACAGTCCCGGCCAACATATAGCCTTTTGCAAATCCAAAAGTAATTACCTCACAAACCTTACTGTCACTCGTCTGATAGCTATCAATAATCCCGACCACTTTATCAGTGAGCGCGGTACAAATTGATACCGTAAAGTCGGTGCTTAAATAACAAGATTTATATTGAGAAGTGGTAGTCGCAACACTTGCACCACACTTAAAACTTTCTCTTACTGTGTTATTGCTTCCTATCATTGCCATAATCAAACCTCCATAGAAACGATTTTCAGCGCTTCTTTATATGTTACATTGTTTTCCTTTGAATAAACCTTGGCGCGTTTATCAAGCTCTTCGCCCTTCTCTGTCTCGTCCATAGCAGAATAATTTTTAGATTTTTCTGGTACGTTTTGTTTTGAAGCTTCGCTAAAATCTACAACTTTCGGCGAATTTTCAATAACCGATTTAACAAAGTCAAGTCCTGAACCTTCAACGCTCTTGCCGTCGCTAGAGTAACTTTTTAATCCTTTATCGGTAGCCAGTGCCATGAGTGCTGACCGTTGAGCAGGTACTATTTTGCCTTCCTTTTCGGCTGCATCAAGAATTGAATTGGCTTCTGAATAGAGCTTTTCAATTTCAATCTTTTCTAGTTGAAGTTGAAGGTCAGTGTTCTTTGCAGAATATTCTTTGACTTGTGTTTCAAGCTCACTAATTTTATCTGCATATTGTTTTTCATCCATTATGGTATCTCCTTCATACGAACTACATAGTTTTATAAATTCAGCGTTTACATTGTTATTTTCAGTATATAGGTTTATGAAATCATTTAGTTCGGTCACTGCTGGCGTGTTTCCACCAAGCAGTGCCATTGCCTTGACGGCGCGCTTATATTTCTTACCGCCTATCTCTGCATTCCAATAAATTTCTGGGCTTATGCGCCCATAGGCTTTGGAATCAATAAGCGATTTAATTTTTTTAGGTACACTTCCTAGGTCTGCAAATAAAGTATTGCCTGTTCTATATAGCTTCTTAATCCATCCGGCGCTTGGATAGCCGTCTTTTTGTAATAATGCTTGGCCGTTATCGTGTCCTAGTTTTACATAAGGCTTTAGCTTTGCGCCTATTTCATTATGAGCATAAACCATTTCATCCAAGTCGGCGTCGGTGTATTTGTCTCCGTTCCATGTTCCGGATTTAAATATCTCTACGCCGTCAACATCTACAGTTTCGTAGGCCAACTCTTCATTGTTTTTTAGCGACTCTTGACTATCTGACCAGGCCTGCTCTGCTATTGCCATCCTTTGTTTATCGTCTGGGTATTCGGCCAGCATTGTCTCGTCACTCATAAACCGAGACATAAAGTCTTTTTGAGATTCCATTGGTTTGGGCTTGGGCATTGGCATATTAATCCTCGTACCATTCAAAAACCAGGTTCATATAATCGGCTTGTGCCTTAGCTAGGTTTTCAAATCGTATTAAATATTTATAATTAGGCTTAAATATCCATTCAGTATTTTGTCTCGCTGACGCGCCTACTCTTGTTTGTACAGTGCTCCCGCCAGGAATATAATCGTTTACAATAATCGTCGTGCTTGTTGCATTTGTCGGGGCATAAGTCATTATGGCGGCTGCAACATTTGTACTAGTACGGCACATGTTGTACGATGTCAACGTCGTACCGTTTGCCGTACTAGTTGGGTTGGATAATATAGATATCCTTGCAGCTCCGGGACTTGTAGCGGTTATCACAACGTGTGGCGGCTCGTCTCCGGTAAACATTATCATTTCTACGGTCGCGCTATCCGCAACGGCGGCGAAGGTATAACTAAGATAAAACATTTGTCCATTATGAACTTTAAAATGTTCAATTGGAATATTAATTGTATCAGCAGGTCCTTTGGCGTTTCCAGACATTTTAACCTCTTAGGTTTTGTTTTTCGTATTCTAGTATTTTTTTGTTAAAATCACAGTAACAATGTTTTACAAATACTAGAGGTGCACACATTAAAAAAAGCAATAATAAAATAATAAATCTTTTAAATGTTATCTTAAACGGTAACTCAATGCACTTCCCAAATATTTTTATTTTGCTGTTCATTTAAGCTCTAAAAACCCTCCTTCTGCTTGATCTGTCGCGGGAAGCTGCGCTTCGGGACTATTCCAGTCAACCGGTTCCTCGTCTATGAATATTGGCACTAGCGTTGTTCGGCATCGAAAGTGGAAGGGCGGAGTATAATAACTAAGTTGGTTGGCTTTAATTATTTTGTGATTTAATGCTTGGCAGGTTGCGCTTGTCCGTTTATCCATTATCGCGCTGATCTGATAAGCTTGTATGTATTCTTGTATTCGAGCAAAGTCTTTTACGAGTGCCTGATTGTAGGCCTTGTTTACGTTTGTCCTAACTATAATATCTATGCGAGCACTACCGCCGGTCTCTGTAGTTTTAATATCGTATCCTATGAGAGCGTCGTTGATTAGCTTAACTGTTTCGGCCGTTCCCAAGCCCTTCTGTATCGCCGACATAAGTATAGGCTTTACTTTTCCTAGTATAAATCCTGCCTCCATGTCAGATACATAAAAAGCGTAGTTATCAATCCACGTTGCTATATCATCGTCGTTAAGCTGTGACGTAACATCAACCAGGTCGTACTTTTTGTACTTATTTGGTATCGGCGCGGTAGTCTCGCCCAACACAACGGACTCGCTCATCATATCCTTAACTATCTTTTTTATCTGTGGTTGATATTTAAGGTTGAGCTTATTAATTGAGTCGATTCTTTTTTTCTCTATTATTTTTCTGGTTCTTATCTCGTCAACTAGGGCATTTATCGATGTCTTAAATATGTTTCCTAGAAGCTCTTTGTATTTAGCTTCAATATTGTCGGTTTCTTTTATGATTTTTGAGAAATCAGCTTTCTTTTCGTATTGAGAAAGCGAGTCAAGGCTTATGTCGTTTATCTCTTGATAGGTATGTTCATGCCCACATTCGCACATTTGCTTTTCGGCTTGGCTATCATCTGATTTCTCTGGCTCTTCTTTTTCTTGTATTTGTTCTTTGTTTTCTTCTATCGTTTCTTGTGTTTTGTCTTGCGCTTCGCCTTCAGGTTGAGCCTGTGCATTATTTGCACCAACTACACCGGAAAGATTTTCTCTCATAGCGTCTTTTTGATCGTCGATAATGTCTAGTTCGTCTTGATCTATTTCCGGTGCGCCCACTCCAGACAGGAACCAATTTACGTGATCGCCTTTAACAGGCACTTTGCCAGTCTTAACGGCTTCAATCCAAAGCTTCATGTCGTTTAGCTTCTTGTCGCTATCAACCTGTTTCCAACAAAAGTAAGCCTCAACCTTAGATCCAAAATTCCACGATACAAGTGGATTAACTAATTCTCGCTGGATGATATTTGCTAAATTCTGTCTATCGTATTCAATGCCTGTATAAAAGATGTTAAACTGCTCTTTACCTAGAGCAAACGACCCGCCGCCAGTCTCGCTCCCACTGAACCCAAGTAGGTCAGGTACAAGCATTGAGCGTGCCATCATCGTATTATATTTATCAATTGCTTTTTCGAATTCCCCAGGCGTTTCACTAGCCTTTTTAAGGTCTACTAGAAATCCTTCAGGGACAGTGAGTGCGGTACGCGATTGTATTGATCCTAAGGCTGTTTTAAATCTATCCTTGTCCTCTGTGGAGGCTGACTTAGGTATCGTGCCTACCGTTAGCGGCATTCCAAATCGTTCAAGGTACATATTCCAGAATTTAATAATAGCATCCTTTGACCACCAAGCGCGATAAACACCTTTGTTAAAAAGTGTCTTTCCGTAAGGATTATCAAATTCAGAATTATAGCTATAGAGTATAAATTTTTTTGGGTCTAGTGATATGTCGCCTTTTTTGCCGGTATGCTGCATTATCTCGGTAGTATTGCCAAAGTCATCTGTGTGTATTTCGAACGTGTGCGGGGCGCGTGTCTTTAGTTTGTTAAATACAATCCTGTTCCCGTCTTTTGTTTCTATTACTGACGCTATTTTTTCTGTGATGCTAAAGCCATAATCCATACACGACAGTATCTCGTATAGCTTTGACCTAAATGTTCCATCAATATATTTATCGAAACAATCAAATAGAAAGTTGCGTACATCATCATCCTCGCATTCGATATCATAGTCAGCATTAAGTGTGATAAGTTTCTTTAGCCCAAGCACAGATGATATCTGGTCATCCTCTCTCATCTGGTCGTGTATTGCATACCCAGAGTTTTTTTGATAGAGCGAGTCGGGATTATATGGTTTTAACGAATACTTATCATAATAAGTCGAGTCAGCGTAAGAAGTTTCAGCCCCTTGCCTAGCGGGCATTGATTCAACAATAGGAGCTTTGTATCTTTTTAGTTCTAAACTTCCTAGTCTCAATTATTTAACCATTTAAGTATTTAAGCTATTAATAATTTCAGTATATACTTAAAATAATACATACTGATTTATTTGTCAAGACAAAAACTTGGAATAGTACCCTATTAAGTTTAATATCTCGCCATATCTTAATGGATTCGCCTCCATAACGTCTTTAAAACACTCAATCGCTTTTTTGTATTCGCCCTTATAGTTGCCATTTATTATGCCTAGGTAGTACTGTGGCTCCTCTAGTGCAATGCAATCTTTCATCAATTCGTTCCATAGCCGTTCTGATTTTTTAATATTGTTGGAATAAAACCGATTGTCTCCGGTATTTTCGTCCCACTGTATATATAGTTTAGCCAATTGGATTTTTAATTTTTTGTTCAGCGGACTGTGCTTTAGGCCTCCTTCGAGCAACTGCTCTTGAACCTTAAGGCTTTTCTGGTTTTCCTTATTAACGCTTAGATAACAATACGCTTCAGGATATTTAGGGAATGTTTTTATAGCATTAACAAAGTCATTCTTTATGGCAAAGTCCATTGCCGTTTTGATTATCTCGAGCATCGACACTTTCTCTTCGTATGATTCAATCACAACATTATATGTTGCATCGGTCTTTTTGCATAGAACTGCATACCCATACATTTTTTTATCTGTTTTGATTATTTCGAATCCGCATTTATGCATTAAATTTAAAAAAGACATCTCACTAAATACATTAACGTGATTAAGGTGGAAATACTCTTCAAAGTCCAAGCAAGACATACCAGACGGCTCTTCGATATCAACAAACCATGTTGGTACTGCAATGTATAGCAATCCGTCGTCATTCAAAATGTTTCTGATCTTCGCTAGTTCTTTGTCTGGGCTTTGGATATGCTCTAGTACGTGATAGTATGATATAAAGTCGTATTTGATAGATGTATCTATTTCTTCTGTAATTTTAAATCCAAATTCGTTCTTGGCATATCCGACAAATCCCTTTGACCATTCCGTACCATAGTATTCGTTGAAAATATTATATGACTTTAACAGGTCCAGAAATTCTCCCGTTGCACATCCCACGTCGAGGCATCTCAAATTATTTTTTCTGCGATCCATAAAATGTGAGTCAAGTTTGTTAAATATCATCTCGTTGTGATATAAATTCTTTCTGCGCTGCGTGACAACATTTTCAGCCCGAACCATCGGTCTAAGTTGCGTATACAACTTTTGAAGCCTATCTACTTCTACGTAGTCATACGTTACAAAACCGCAATGTTTGCATATTTTAAACCCTACCTGCTCGCCCTCTTCCCTGTAGTCATTGTCGTACCACCTTTCAAGGTCCCTGAGATAGTCTAACTTCTTCCAGTCGTCAGTGTCACAAATCGGGCAATTTTCTAGTCTAATCATTTCAGTAACTCCTTTAATTCTTTAGCGCTCAACATGTGCCTATAATCAGTCTTGCTGAATCCATCTATCGTGCACTCAAACATAAAATGCTTTATGCCAATAGCCTTGAACGCTTTGTATGTATCTGCTACATATTCTTTGCGTCCTACGCTATGAGAGCAGTCTATAATAAGTCTATCAAATATATCTGGCCGTTCGTGCTTAATGCGTATAACTCCCTTAAGGTCAGGTGACCAGCGCGAGTCGTCAAGTCTATCAAAAGTATTTATCCCACGCTCTATAATATACACTTCTTTGTTGTTGATATGCTTCATAATATCAAATAATCCAATGGTCTCGTCTATAGTTATTGAGGCTCCACGCTTAATCATAACGTCTTTTTTACTGCATGATATCTCATTTAAAAAACCGTAGTTTTGACTATTCCTTGCGCCTATCCAGTGATAAGATAATGTATCACACATTTTGTATTGAGATAATGTTTGTATCTCTGTTCCGCATGGGATAATTTCTTTGTCGATATATGATAGCGTTTCAATCCCATTTATTCCTATTCCTGCAATATATCTATCTGGCCTAGTGCCGCCACCAAAAATCTTGCATCTAAAATAATCAACAACGCCTTTTAATTCTTCGGCGTTATGTATTATTCTGTCTTCATCAAGATAGTCAGTATATAAACAGTCACCTGCTATTATCATTCTGTTTTACCTATAACAGGAACGCCATGCGTAAACACTTTCTTTTTACCATTCCCTAGCTTTCTCATCATTCTAAAGTACTCTTCGTATCCCTTTTTGTCAAGATACCCTCTGCGAATTAGCTCTGCATTTATCTTTGTTTCTTTTCGCTCAATATCCATCATTGTGCTTTCATCCCAAAACTGCCCTCTGTCGTGCTTCAGCTCGTATATCTCATATAGCAGTTTTACTAAATTCTGGGACGATATCCTATAAATCTGTTTTAAAAAATCCTCTTGTGTGCAAGCAAATAAAGTCTGCATTATCTGTTATATCTCTCTATAGCGTGGCTGCCCTTGACAATGATTTTTGTGCCATCATCGCGATAACATTCACAGTACAAACTATTTTCTGACTGTGATGACACGTAGACATTGTCGCACTCATATACCGTAATCTCTGTGCGTATTACATAGCGATAGTATCGGCTTGCATAAGCGTCGCCAGTCTTTTCTTTGTACTCGCTTAGTTCACAGCCAACGAACGCAAACAGTGCAATAAATGTTGATAGATAAAACGCTATTAAGATATTATATTTCATATTATCAATTAAACCTCTCATCATTTTTGTGAGATAAGTCCATGCCTTTTTTAAATGATGCTTTAGGCTCCCATCCTAGCAATTCTTTTGCTTTTTTAATTGATATGTTTTCGTGGCGTATCTGGCCTTGACGGTCTTTCCCATGCTTAACTTTAGCCTTAATCCCTGTTACCCGTTCAGCGTGGGCTATCGTATCAAGTGCCGATATTCGCTCCTTCCCGCATAGATTTATAATCTCGCCTTGTATGCTGCTTATTTTGTCAGTAGCCAGCTTAATACCTTCAACGAGATCAGCAATATAAATAAGGTTTCTGTCTTGCTTGCCATCACCATGTACTGTGATTGTTTTACCTTTTTTGATATAGTCAATAGCGCGATATGTAAAAAGCGTCTCCCTTTGTCGTGGTCCATAAGCGGTCCCTATCCTGAGTATTGCGTATTTAAGATCATGTATACCTCTAAGCATGTACTCGGCTGCGACTTTGCTACAGGCGTATGGCTCGTCTGTCATGGGATTGGTATAAAATTCTTTCTCGACCTTGTCCATGCTATTTCCGTATGCACAGCAAGTGGAAATATATACGAGCTTTTTGTTCATCCTTTGGCATAGTCGGCCGATACAAGTAGTTGCGGTAACATTTACGTTAAAGTTTTTTTCGTAGTCCTTGGCTGTTTCGTATAGGTCGGCAATCGCGGCAAAGTGCACAACAATATCACATCGGCTAATGTATAGGCATAGTTTTTCGTATTCTAAAATGTCGTTTTCTGGGAGATCATAAACCGTAACATCATATTTGTCTTTTACTAGGTCCACGTAGTGCGAACCAATGAACCCGTTCCCGCCGGTAACCAGTAATTTCTTTTTCATTTTGTTAGTCCTTTTCAGTATTATTTGGGTGCCTTGCGTCCTGTGTCTTCTGTCCAGGGCGTCTACGATAATTCCATAACGCATCTTTTATAAATCTCACTTTGTACGCTTCGTTGAATCGTTTAAAAAATTCCTGTCCTTCCATAAACTCCAAGTCTTCTCTATATTTCAATTCGTTTGCAGCCCATCTTGATATTAGCGAGCACCCAGGATGGAAGGGGTTTTCTCTCTCATAAGAAATAATGTCTCCGTTTTCTTTCACAGAATTAAAGCCAGAAAGGATGGCCTGACAATCATTATTTTTGACTTCCTCAACCATACGACTAAGCATAGAAGGTAATACGGTATCGTCACTATCAACACGAATAATGTAGCGACCGCGAGCCACATTAAGCATTTTATTGGAAGAAGCAGAAAGCCCAATGTTTGTATCATTTCTCAATATCCTCACTTTTTTTTGTACAGATTGATTCTGATTAGTATACCATTCCGTAATTATGTTCATACTATCGTCACTCGAGCAGTCGTCAAGCACAATGTACTCAAATTCGTCGAACGCTTGCGCTACTACTGAGTTCATACAGTCAACAATGTATTTGGATGTATTATAGTTGCACGTGTAAATTGTAACAATTGGCAGTTGATTTATTTTGCAAAAATACGAGTGTTTCTCGAGGAAGTTTATAATGTCCAGCGTTCCAGGGCTATCCATACAGGCGAATAGAAGGCGTAACATTGTTACGTCCTCTGGGTAATCCATTGTGCATCTATAAGCATGCTGAAAATCTAAGTGCGGGTAGTATTCTTTTGTTACGTATTTATCTTTGATATAATAGCTTATGAATTCAATGGGCTTATTCCCAACATCTTTTACGGTCTGTCTTAAAACATCTGTTTTAATTACTTCTACGCCACACCCCTCTGGCAATCGTCTGCAATACGTATAGTCTTGTGTTCCCGCCAGATGAAAGCGTATCTGGTTAAGCATTATCTGCAAGTCAATGAGAATGTCGTCCGCTGTTACTCGCACTACATGGTCAAAGTCGTAAGCGTCCGCACAATCTACGATTCTATGTAAAGGGCTATCGTCATTCCCCCTAAAACACAGTACGCCTTTTTCTTCTGCTATATCTGCCAGGATGTCGTCTGCCTCGTTAGTAGGTATGGCCAGAATTACAGGGTATTTAGGATTAACTATGTGATCTAGCAATATCTCTATCGCCAATCTATTCCCTATCTTTTGAAGTACCTTTTCCCGTATCCTGTTCGACCGCACTCTAGCAGTAACTATAATTCCGACGTTCTCATCTTTTCTCATTTGTATACATCCTGTGAAGTGCAGTTCTTGCACGACTCTTGCATGTTAAAGCTATATGTATCTATCAGAGCATTACGAAAGTGGGATTCATATTTTCCGTTTTTGCCATCGGAGTATATATCATCGACTCTAATGTCATTAGGCTCGTTGTAGCACACACAACATGGATACATCTTTCCGTTTGCCATAACGGTAACACGTCTCATCATGTGTGGGCATTTTTTCTTTCTTTTGTCATTGAGCTTAATAGAAATATTCTGTCCTTCTCTATTCTGTGTATATCGATAGATAATTTTAAATCCCATATATGTTTTAGGATGACTTTCAAGTGCATTGTATTTGTTTACATGGTAGTTTAGTATTATTCGTGTTTTGAGCTTTCCTAGGTCGCTTAACTCGCTAAGTATTCTAAGGTTGTATAATAATTTAATGTAGTCGTTGTCGGTACCATGTAGTTTATTGTACGTCTTAGACTCGAATGAATCCAGGCTAACTATCAACGTGTCGATGTAAGGCAGGCATTTAATTAGCTTTTGTTTGTTGCACGTAAGGTTTGTATTTAGCATCACATCGACATAACCAAGCTTTTTAGCGTATCTTAAATACTGCTCTAGTTGCTCGTTTAAAAAAGGCTCGCCACGTAGATTAAATTTAATGCTCTTACACCCTAGGACTTTAAAATAGTCGATGTTACACATTACATCTTCGTACGGCATTGTTTCAATTTTAAACTTACGTTTGCTTGCATCAGAGTGCCAACACGACATACATTTTTGATTGCAGTTATTATTAATCTCTATGTCTACGTGTATGGGGTGGTCGAATTGAATGTATTGTGCGAGAAACCATTGAAGCCGATATAACAAATATTTCATAATCTATCCTTAATCAATTCAGTATCATCTAAAACAATGTATCTACAACATGATAGATTGTCAAGCATAAAAATCTTCAACAACCCGTTTCCCAATATCTGTAAAATCGTCTACGCTATGCCCAGATTGTCTCTTGTATATAAAATTAGCTAGTGAGAGTGATATTACTATGTCGTCGTGAAGTCCGTCCGGCGCGTTATAGCGTATCAGCCCAGAGGGCGACTGGTCAAATGTAAAAATGTTTAGCTCGTTTATTAGCTCTGGTATCTCTGGAAATGTGATATCTGTGCGCTCAATCGACATGGATAGTGTTTCGATTAGATGTCGTTTAGATGTATTATCAAATTTATAGCCCTCACACCGCATATGCATGGTTAAGTCGTCAAGGATGGGATCACCCAGACCGGTGCTATCTATAAGGGCATATGCATTATATTTATTGCAGGCGTCTATTATCCTCGCTTTCTGTATGGTCCAAGCAATATCGTTAAACCGATCGAAATACACCAGATGACCGTTATTATCCAAAATACATATAACTGTATAGTCGCTATGTTTAGCAAGGTCTACTCCTGCGAAATATTGTTTATGACTATTGTAGTCTTGCAATGACCCCTGAACGCATTCAGTTATCCTCCTAAAAACCTCGCCTCCGTCCTCTATGAAATGCGCCCAATATTCCTGATCGAATATCCTGGCAGGCATTTTTTTGACTTCTTCCCATTCGTTATCGGGGAAGTATGGAGACTCTTTACTAGATACTTGTATCGAAGTCCACTCCTTTTCTTGCACATCCTGCCCTTTGGCAAATAATTCGTAAAATAGATTTTTACCTTTTGGTGTGCCGATAAACACACACTTTGCCTCGGTAGCCGTTATCGTTCCCCGCAGAGCCTCTTCCCAAGCCATTCTTTTCAAAAGTCCCATTTCGTCTATAACTAAAAAGTTTACAGACTCACCCCTTAGGCCTTCTTCTCTATCGCCCGATTTAAACTCAATTGTCGATCCATTTTGTAGCTCAATTCTCAATTCCGATCGATTCACGGTATGTGGTATTTTGTTTTTAATTAGGAATTTAAGCGTACGTCTAAAGGCGATTTTTGTTGGGGCATAGGTTGGAGCCACCCACCAATTAATGCTATTTGCTTTTTTTAAGGCCATGTATACTATAACAAAAACTAGTAATGTGGTTTTCCCGCTTTGTCGTCCGGCGCTTATTACTGAAAATCGTAATCTAAGGATTAGTTGTAGTGCAAAATGCTGCCATGAGGATAAGTCTATCTGTATGTCCATTTAAAAAACTATTTTTTTTAATGTTTTCTCTTCTCCCGGCGTAGCGTGGTCGATAACTATTTTAGGCTCACGGTTACAAATATTTAATTCGTTGTATTTGTTAAAAAATACCTTTACCGCCTCCATGTTAAGCTCCTTGCCAGACACAAGAATATAACTTGTGGATTCACAGCACGAATTGAATGTGACTTTATACATCTTTTTTCTTGTCCACGATATTTACGTTAAAGGTTATAGACATGTCGTTATCGTCTTCATCGACTATTCTATGTGTATCCGTGACTTTTCCCTCAACCCTATTCCATGTCTGTTCAATGACGCTAGAGTTTCCCGACTTAATCATCTCGATTACTTTATTTACAAAAGTCTCTTTGTCTAGCTTTTCCATTAGCAGGTCGGTATATGTTCGTCCCTTCTTTGGTCTACCGTTTGGGTTTCCGCTTTCTCCAGGTTTCCATCCCATGTTATTTCCTCTTTGTTTTACAGTGCTCTTTTATGACGCTTTTGTTAAGCCTTTAAAATCCTTATCGTGCGGTATTTACCAGGGATATAGTCAATGTACCCCTTTTTTTTCAGGCTTTGCACTCTGTAATTAGCTGAGCCGACGTACCAATAAAAATTGTCTGCGATATCGTAAAATGATGGTGATACTCCGTTTGTTTTGATATACTGTTTAATAAACATAAGCACATCTTGTTCGCTGTCGGTGATTGATTTTATTGGCATTATTTTATTGTACCATAGTTTTTTATTTTCTTATCGTTAATTAATTCTTGTATATTTTGGGCTGTAGCAATATCTCTGGTTGTATGCAGAGAGTAAAAGCACTCTCTGTTTGTGCAGCAGGCCACCGAGCCGGTGCTGGTCGTTGTAAAAATTATTGAATTGCTGTTGCATTGTGGGCATTTCATATTTACACCGTATGTAATGATTTGTCGTTTGTCAAGTAAAAAAATTTGTGCGGGAAAGCAGGCTCCCGCAAAGAGGTTAGTGTTGGTAAAAGTAGCAGATATATTGAATTGCGTGTAGTATTTGTGGGCATATTATTTTTTTTGAATAATTCCATTTACTATTTTTATTTTATTTATATCAATTTCTATATTTTTTAATTTTTTATCACGTTCTTTTTTTATATAATTTAACATTATACTTCTAAAAATTATTGTGCTTATGTAAATTATTGAAATATATATAAATGTAACATGTAATCTTCCCATATTATTTTATAACTCCGCTTTTTGAATAAATCGGCATATCAATTATCTCACAAAATTCTCTTTCGTTCATTTTGTCTTCTCCTTTAAGTTTATTGTGATGACATCCATAACAAAGATACATAATATTTTTTGGATCGTCAATAAGTTTTCCGTATTTTTTACGATTCGCTTTAGTCTGTGAAAACTTATGATGTCGCTCTGTAGCTAATTGTCGTTTGCATTTTTCACAAATTCGATTTATCATTTAGACCTTCCGTTAATAGCCTTAATCTCATCTAGATATACGTTAATCATATCTAAAATTCCTTGTGAGATACATTTTTTGTAGTGCGATCCATTCCAGGCCAAGGCTTGTATTTCATGTATAATATAAATTAACATTTCGACATCATTAAGCTGACTCCGTATTTTTTTAAAATCCCCCTCCTCAACGTAAAAATCGCATAAGTAATCCTTGCTAACTGTTTTATCCAGTTTCGGACATGCATTGCAGTCCGATTCGGTAACAACTGATCCCATGTAGTGCTTACAGTATGCTATCATACTAACTCATAAACTCTTTTTGCTCTTGAAGCTCATCGTCTTGTAATTAAAAACATTAAAATTAGGTTCCCAGCTATAAGTATATACATCAACGACACGATATCGAAGTATTTCTCTTTCATCTGCACCGCAACAAACACACGCAACGACTTCCTCAATTTTATCGTGCGTCACTTCTCTAGCCGGAACTTGAACTGGAACATCTACGTAACGATTTGAATTTAATTTGCCGATAACTTTATGGAGATACTCCTCATCCTCACAGTCACATCTTTTCTGCTTTATGATACAATAATCGCCAAAATCTATTTTTTTATTCATACTAACTCATAAACAAATACATTAAAATTAGGTTTCCAGCTATAATATGATCTGCTATCAGAATTATCCCATTTTTCAACTACAATAATATTACCGTCATGTATTGCAATAATTTCTATTTGTTTTTCTAACCTTGGGCATGGAGCGTCAGACAAAAAATAATTCATCCTGTGACAATTTATTTTGTCGGCGACCTTTAGTTTAATTAAATCAAAGTCTTTTTTGCTTTTTATCATAAAATTCTTCTCTGTTCTGCGAGTCCGTTCTGTTCGCACCAGTCCATCAATTTTTCTATATCGTCAATAAGTAGATATACGCCGCCATGGTCTTCAATGTGCCGTTGAAATTCTTTTTGATTTTCAGATTGTCGTCCCCTGTTCGGGTCCTTGCATTCTATGTAAATTGTCTTCCCGTCTTTAATCGCGGTCTTGTCCGGCATCCCCGACATGCTTCCCATACAGGCAATGTGGTACATTACATACCACCCTTGCATTTCAAGGTATTGTTTTACGTGTGCTTTAACTATATTTTCAGGAGTGCGTTTCATTCATCGCCTTCTCACGTATTATTCCCATTTCGTCTAATTCCTCTAAAGGTATCATCCAGTCGCTAAGGCCATCCCGTATCTCTTCACATTTCAAAATAAACTCTTTGTACTCTTTAAAGGTCAATGTCGAACGGCTTGGCACATATCCAATTATAATTATTATTTCCTCGCCGTCCAAATACTGTACTTTTGATACTGTTCTACACTTTCCGACGTGTCGGCTAGAGATATCTCTTTCCGATTCTATCGGTACAAATAACAATTGCTGCTTAAGCACCATTTCACATAAATAATCTAAGTTGGACTCTCCCATTCCCATCGCTATTTGAGGCAACACAAAACCATGGAAATATTTATGCTGCCAGTATTGCGGGCGGTCTATTATTTCAAAACTAATATCAACGTCTTTAAAATTATTGTCGTCTTTAAATTTACTTAATTTGTTTTCCGACTTGTCAGATTTATATTTAATTTTACCATTTTCAATGGTTGCGGTTAATGTTAGTTTAAGCTTATTCATGCTTGCAATTTACACGCCTGGTATACAATTGTCAACAACTTTTTTATTATAATAATTATTTTTTAAAACTTTTAATGTCGCGTACATTTCAATATTTCGCATTCTGTTGTTGTGTAATAAATGTGATATTGGTATTTGTTTAATCATGTA